GCTTAGCAGTCCTTCTAGTTGAGACACACGGGAAGAAAGGTCTCTGTTCTCGGCATTAAGCCTAGGAACATCGGCATTATACATCCCTTGCAACGATCTGTATTTCTGTTGCCAGTCATCTTGTTTCGGTTCTTGGTCGCCTGACTCCACTTGCTCTTGTGGCTCAGACTGAGGTGCTTGTCCTTCTACACTGTCGGAAGTTGTAGGTTCTGCCACATCATTAACAGCCTCTGCAGGAGTAGCCTCGGCATTTGCCTGTGCTTCTTCTGTTTCTCCGTTAATCTGCTTGTACAACTCTTGTACTTCCTCTGATTGTTTCTGAACTTGCTTTGGTATTGACATAATCGCTCCTATCGGTGTGCGTAATTAACAGCTGTCATTTTGACTTTGCTGAAAACGTTTCAGGGGACTGTTCTATTGTTTTAGTAACTTCTGACAAAACTTGACACCGCCCCTGTGCAAGCGCCGTGTTTTGCAAGACACTCGGTAGCTTCTGTAGCTCGTGATCACGCCATTCCTTCAGCCAATTAAGCACTTCAGGATATTGACGACACACGGTTGCTAAAGACTGAATAACCTCTGGTTTTGGATTTATCATCCAGCACCTCCAGTGTCACGGTTACTCACTGTGTTGCCATCCATTCCTCCTTTGGGAGAACCATCCGGTTGAGTCGGTGTAGGCTGCTGAGCTTGCTGTTGTGCTTGCATCTGCGCCTTAACCTTATCTTGGAATCGTTCTTTTTCCCTAGATGGAACAATGTCATCCACAGGCATTTGCAACCCTTTAGCCACTTCACGAAGAATCGCTGCACGGCCTTCCTTACCAACAATTTGCATATCAACCTCGTTGGCGGTTGCATTAAGAAACTCGATACGGCGAACATTTACAGTCTCTTTGACTGCAAGGTTAACTGCACCTTTTGGTACAATGTTAACATCGCCTTTAATTGATTCATCCTCATCATAACGCATGTTGTACACAAACTGTCTGTGGACAATAGGTTTGATGATTTCGTTATCTATGTGCATAACAACTTGACGAATACCCTTACCAGCTGCACCCATCAACATAGACAAACCAGAAGATGTTCTACCAGCGCCCTGTACATTTAGGTCGCCGTAAACATAAGATGGTATGCCTGATTGGTCATCAGCTAGTTTAGAAAATTTATCATAAACACCTAACAACGTATTTGCGTTGTCATCCGGTTGTGTAAATCTAACAGCAGGTGCACTAGAACCTAACGGGTCGTTCGTGACTTGCCAGATTTTCCACGGGTGGAGCTGCGTGATGTCTTCGTTGGGCGGGATTCTTTCGAGGTTAACTTCGACTTGCGGGCCGGAAGATATCCCCATATTGTTGACCAAAGCCCTTGCAGCAGCGTTACAAATGTTCTGCAAATCTTCAATAATTTCTGGTATACCTTTACCCCAAAACGCACCGGGGCATTTAATAAACGATGTCTTAGCATATGGTTTTTCTCCTAACGGGTCGTAGTTTAATACTGCTTTAATGATGTAGTTACCTACGGCCCAAACGTTAGCATCATACTCCTTTGCTTCATCAGGTATTTCTTCTTCAGAAAGACCCCACTCCCTCAACATCTTACCACTTACTTTACCCCAAAACTCTAGAGCATCATAAGTTGTAGTCGGTTTGTTGAACGTATGAAACTTTCTTTCTTCGTTCTCTTTAGTAAGTTCTACATCTTCACTAAACCAAGATGTACCATTACCAATATCAAGAACGTCCCTGATGGCATCCTCATCGTAACCCGGCACACCTATAAGGTCTGCAAGCTCTGAACGACTTAGCGGATGATGCTGAAACAAATAACCATCATTAAGATTAGTTACACCCGGCTCAGGATATATTCTAAATGGATCAACACGTTCAAACTCTGGAGCAATAATCTCGTCTGCTTCTACAGTAGTTCTACCATTTTCATATTTCCAGCCAAGTTTTCTTTGCCTACGAACCACAGGGCCTTTTACAAAACCACATGGGTAAGTAACCAAATCGGTGATAAATTCATTAAACGATTCGCCCCAACCACCTTGTGTAAACTGGTCACGAATCTTAACATCCATTTTCTTTGCACGGTTATCTGCACCCTGCAATAGTTTGAAACGGTAATCTTGTGTTACCATTTCTTTTAATTCTATCATTTCTTCTTGTGTTGGCGCTTGCCCGTTCATCTCAACAAGTTTTACAACTTGCTCAGCAAACGAGTTCTCTATCTCTGATGTCTGTTGTGGTGACAAGTCAGGGATAGGTGTAGGCTCAAGACCCCACGGGGGTGAACCCTGATCAAGAAGAATATCACGCAGCCAGCTTTCTGCCGCACGACATTTAACTTCTGTAACCATCATGTAAACGTCAGACCCACCTTGTTGGTTGATCTGTGCTAGTTTATCTGCCTCATACTCTCCGTTTCTTTGACGGAGTGCTCGTAGCATGATGTTCTCGATAGGTTTCTTTGCCTGCCTTGCTGCGTCCCAACAAGTTCGTAGGTGGTCTGCCAACCCTAAAATAAGAGGTTGGTTCTGCCTTTCAGCTAGCTGTTTTTTAGTAAGAGCTTCTTCTTGCTTTACTAGTTCTTCATTTCCTACGACTTGCAGTACCATGTTATTCCATGTCCTTCATGTCTTCTTCGGTGTCTTTATCATTTTTGTTTGTATAAACTTTACCACCTGATCCATACTTTACAACTGCGCCCATATCTTTTACTTCTACAGGCCCACCTGATTCCATCATCTCTATAGTCATTACACTAGACATTCCACTAGTGTCCATTTTCGGATTATCTGAATAGATGACGGATTTTTTATGTCCACATTTACCTTTCATTAATAAGCTCCAATAAGTTTACAATTAAATATACATAGGAACAAGTATATATGCAAGTTTTTAAAATACAAGAAAAACCCACCTGCCGGAGCAAGTGGGTTTGAAGGTAACATAGTTGGAAGGTAACTATACGCGGATTGTATCAAGTCCATCCTCCTGCTGCAACCCTTTTTATTTCTCGTCTCTGTACAACAAACCCACCTTCACCTGCAGTGCCAACGTGCAGCATAAGATACTGTAACGCTTCTGCCACATGTGAGTGTTTGTTTTTATCAATATTGCCATTCTTATAATGGAATCTGTATCCTCCCATCATTGCAGCCTTGAGCTGCGTACATCTGGGATCAACTAAAAACGCTGAGTCCCCATCGACTTGCCTCATAAGGAAGTCGTCTACCGCAGACAATCTTGCAGACACGTTATTAGTTTTAGCTGGGAGAACTCTAAAACCTTCGGCCTTTATGATGTCCACGGCAGACCTCTCGTCAGTTTGTGCACGTTGCACTCCTGCAGGGTCTGTAATGATTAAGATTGGTGCGCCCGAGAACCTCTCGGTCAACAACGGACGCAGAATGGTGCGGACGAATCTTTGTATTCCCATATCGAAACTCACAGCCTCATCGAGAATCAAGACTCGCCCGCGAGGGTCTTGTTGCCCTATAACTGCCGCTGGTGTCAAGCCTAAATCTATTCCGACCACAACTGGACGCACACCGTTAATTATAGGTTTAAGTTTTGCATGTCCCATATGATAGTCTGGTTTGAAGTATTTATATACAGGCTGACCTGCAGAACTCAAACCATATTCACCATCTATGTACACACGAATATATTCATCTGATCTACCTTGGGTGTCGTAGTAGCCTTCGGGCAGGTTATTTACATTTTCTGCCAAGGAGCTTCTGCCCGAAGGTTGTTTGAATACATCCCACCCATTATCATTAAGACTTACACCATCTGTCGGGTCTAAACCCTCCATCTGATAATACCACCATGTATCCATTGTTGGAGGGTTAGTATCCCCCCACATCCCAAACCAAGAAGGCCCACCGTCTTTAGATGACGGGAAACGACCAATACGTTTTGACATAGCGTCAACAATGTCAGGGTTGATATCCCTGCACTCGTTGAACCATGCAAACGTTAATTCTAATGAGTTCAAGTTTGCAACATCGTCAGAGTCATCAAGAGCACGAAACATAATCTCACACTCTATATCTCCAACCTTGAAGAAATATGTTTTGGTAGTACGCATATAGTCTCCGCATATTCCGGGCGGAAACCAATCGTGAAAAGTTTTAATAGTTGTATCTTGTAACTGTCTGGCAGTTTCACGAACAATCGCTACTCGTGATTTACGGATTCCTTGTTTGTTAGGCTTCTGCATTGTAGCTCGTCTAATAACTTCAAAACAACTTGCTACTGACTTACCAGAACCAACAGGCCCCATAAGCACTCGCATCTTTGCATCCGACTGCATAAATTCTTTACATACTTTAGACGGCGTATAATCTATTTCCATTTAATTTACCGATAGGCTAATAAGAAAAGATGTACACGACACCCCTAATATAAGCCATATTAATTCTGAATCTTTCATCCCCAATATCCTTGCATTGTAGTCCACTCTTCAAACCAACCCATATCTCCACAATGTTTACACCACGAAATGTCCACAAGCTTGTCCCCGCATCTGTCACAGTTTCCGTGATCTATACACAGGTTATCCACAAGTAATACATAGTACACTGTGGATGGTTTACGCAAAATTTTTGTTTTATAAGGTACACCTAAATTATTTAGATGTGCTACTAATGTATCATGGTCTAACATACTAGTTAGCTTACAAGCTTTTGTACCTTCGTAGACTGTATTAAACTTCTCAAGAAGTTCCGATGGTAACTGGTTCGTCATCTGGTTCTGCGTCAATGATAGTTGCTCGGTGTTCTTGGTCTCCGAGGTTAATTGTAATTTTAACTCCACCTGATCCTCCTTCTGCCAGAACATCATTCT